ACTACCGTTATGACATTGCCAAGACAGTGCCATACAAAGGCAACCGTAAAGATGTTCAACGACCTAAGCACTACGAAGCCCTACGGGAGCATCTAGTCAAGCGTCACGGGGCTATCGTTACGGTTGGTGAGGAAGCTGACGATACCGTAGCCATTGCGTCCACGAAGCTCTTGGATGAGTGCTGGATTGTTCATGTGGATAAGGACTTGGATCAGCTTCAAGGATGGCACTACAACCCTGTCAAAGATGAGAGATACTATGTTAACGCATTGGAGGCTTATAAATCGTTTTGTGTTCAGTTGCTTACAGGTGACAGGACGGATAACATTTCCGGCTTACAAGGCATTGGCCCGAAGAAGGCTGAAAAAGCTCTTAAAGACGCGACGACTAAAGAAGAACTCCTTAAAGCAGCGCGGGCAAAGTATCAAGAACTGGGGCATACGCTGGAGTATTTTACTGAACAAGGACAGCTCTTGTGGCTGAGACGTTATGAAGGAGAGCTATGGTTACCGCCAAACAAGTTGCAATAAAGAACGGCTATCGGAGTGGGCTTGAAGAACGTGTTGCAGAACAGTTGGAGCAACTAGGAGTAGAGTATACGTATGAGAAGGTTAAGTTGAAATACATTCGACCTGCTTCTGAGCATATCTATACACCTGACTTTAAACTTCCCAATGGAATCATTGTTGAGACTAAAGGAAGATTTCTACTAGCTGACCGTATGAAGCATATTATGGTTAAGAAGCACAATCCTGATGATGATATTAGATTTGTGTTTTCTAATTCTAATGCGCGGATCAGTAAAGCTTCAAAAACAACCTACGCTATGTGGTGTCGTAAACACGGCTTTCTCTTTGCCGATAAAACTATCCCAGAGGAGTGGATCAATGAAAGCTGAAGTTTATAACCGAGAGATACATTATGATTTCACTACTGAAGAAGTGGAGTTCCTGAAGTCTTTAGGTTTATGGGAGAACATCCGAGAGAAACTGCGAGAGCACGAACGGGTGACAGTTGAAGGATACGAAAGGTTTGATGGTGAGTAATGTAAATTTGGTATGCTATTCCGTACCTGCTCCGGGACTGGTTGAGAAGGGCATTAAAGACGCTCAAGACCTCTTAGCGTTCATGGCTCGTGTCTCTAACCCGGACAACCAGTATGCAACGGAGTCAGGCCCGAAGTTGTTGAAGTACTTGATTAACAATAAACACTGGTCTCCCCTGGAGATGGTACACTTGTCAATCGAGATCGAGACAACGCGCGACATTGCACGACAGATTCTGCGACACCGTAGCTTCAGCTTCCAAGAGTTTAGCCAGCGATACGCTGCTGTACAGGGTTTTGAGTTGTCTGAGGTTCGCCTACAGGATACTAAGAACCGACAGAACAGCCTTGAAGTTGGTGACTCTAGTCTGCATAACTGGTGGTTCCAAGCACAGAAAAGGATTCGTGATGACGCTGAGTTGGTTTATAACATGGCTCTTGCCAAAGGGGTTGCCAAAGAGCAAGCACGAAAGCTATTGCCTGAAGGATTGACTATGAGTAGGATGTACATGGCAGGTAATCTGCGTAGTTGGCTTCACTATGTGGATATTCGCTGTGATGCGGCTACGCAGAAGGAACACCGAGAGGTTGCTGAACAGGTGAAACTGATCGTCTGTGAACAGTTCCCTGCCGTTAAAGAATTGTTTTATGCAAAGGAATTGACTAATGCGAGTTAATCAGATTGAAGACTTGTTGGATGAGTTTAACTTTGATAAGGTGGTAAAAGTAACAGATTGTTTAGGCTGGACGTATGCGCTATCTAAAGAAGCTCTCACCATATCAGACCTCAGACGCGCTGCTCGGAGTCTTTTAGAAGGTGTTTATCAAATGAAAGATTCTCCTGAGGACTGTCACTCTTCTGGTGGCTTCCATGCCGAGCGTAGAATGTATCCCGGAGATTCTACTAAATACCTTAATTTGAAATTTGTAGTAACAGAATGGAGTAACCCATGCTGCTAAATGAATATCAGGAACTAGCGTTCAAGACAGCGATGGAGACAGCTAAGAACCCTGCTTACATGATCTCTAACCTTACCTCTGAAGCCGGTGAAGTTGCGGGTAAGTATGCCAAGTGGATTCGAGATGGTGTCTTGGACGAAGAAGGGATGCAAAAGGAAGCTGGTGATGTGCTCTGGCAGATCGCTGGCCTATCTACTGTAATGGGTTGGAGCTTGGCTGACATTGCCAGTAAGAACCTTCAGAAACTTGCAGCACGTAAACTTAACAATACCCTCACAGGGTCGGGAGATGAGCGATGAATGACGATACAGATTACACAGGCTACGCTTTCCAGTATACAGACTGTGATGGTAAAGTATACAATACTACAATCAACAATCCCGGCCCTACGTGGATGGAAGCCTTGGATGACTATGTAAGCTTCCTTGAGTCGGTCTACAAGTACGACATTCGCTCTAAGGTGCGCGTTAAAGAACCCGCGTATCAACGTATGGTTGAGAATGAACATGGATACATTGATCCTTGGAATGGTGAATACTTCACCGATGACGAAGACTATGAAGTACATGGGTGGTGAGAATGAAGATCCTGTGCATCCCTGACACACAGTGCAAACCTGATGTCCCTCTAGAGCACCTTACATGGGCCGGTAAAGCTATCTGCGATTACCGTCCTGATGTGGTTGTGCATTTAGGAGACCATTGGGATTTCCCGAGTCTCAGTAGCCACGACAAAGCAGGTAGTAAGTACTTTGAGGGTAAGCGCTACCTTGCTGACGTTGAGGCAGGAAACAAAGGAATGAATATGCTCTTGGCTCCTTTAAAGGACTTGCAGAAGTCTCAGAAAGAGTCAAAGCATAAGGTCTATAAACCACGTATGGTGTTCTTAAAAGGAAACCACTGCCATCGGTTAACACGGGCTGTTCAGAATAATCCAATGTTAGAAGGACTGATGACATATGACCATTTGAACTTGAAAGATTGGGAAGTACATGAGTTTCTACATCCTGTGTTTATCGCTGGTGTCGGCTTCAGTCACTATTGGCCTGTCGGTGCTATGGGCCGCCCCGCCAGTAGTGCTGCTGCTCTTATTAGTAAGTTACATATGTCTTGCATTGCAGGCCATCAGCAAGGAAAACAGATTGCATATGGTAAGCGAGCTGATGGGAAGCCTATCTGTGCTATCATTGCAGGTAGTTACTATCTACATGATGAAGACTACATGAGCCAGCTAAGTAATAGCCACTGGCGAGGACTGGTTGTGTTGAACGATGTTAAGGATGGCGGCTTTGATGAGATGCTGTTGTCTACTGATTACCTTGAAAGGAAGTACAGTGAACAAGTGTAATACGTGCTTCTACGCACTAAATGATAAGGACTTAGAAACTCCGTGTATTACCTGTACCGGATACTCTAACTTCGTAAAAGGAGATTTGTATATGACACCTAGTCACTCAGCGCAGCCTTTGAAGGAAGCTATTGATGATTGGTTTAAGAAGACTAACGGAGTATCCCCAACAGACTTCTTGTATAATCCAGTCTTGGACTACGACACAGTGGAGAAGCCTAAGCACTATATGTTGTTCGCAGCAGAGGATCTGCGTAAGGATCAAGGCATTGAGGTGCGGGATGTTATTGAGAAGCTGGTAGATAAACTCCAAAATACCCTCCCGTATCCTGGTAATTATCCTTTGTTTGAGGCTGACTATGTACAGATGATGCAGTACCTGATGCGCTTCATGGACAAGAACGGTGTTGAAGACTTGAAGAAAGCTCGATGGTACTTGGACAAGTTGATTCAGGCGTATGCCGAAGATAGTTATGAATCTGACCTTTGAAGAACTAAAAGAGAAGCTTCAACGTATTGATGAAGTCACGCTGTTGGAGTTGCTTAATATCCACAGTGATGACATCATCGAGCGCTTTGAAGACTACATTGAAGATAAACAAGAACAACTGATGAGAGAAATTTACTGATGCGAAACCTACTAACGAAGAAGACAACATACACCTTTGACTATCCAGAGGCTTTGGCCTTTGCAGATAAACAGAATGGTGTGTTCTGGACTTTTGACGAAATTGATTTGGAAAAAGATGTACATTCAATTCTTACCGACTTTACTCCTGCTGAACGGCATGGTGTTACTACTTCACTTAAACTCTTCACCAAGTACGAACGTATTGTTGGCGATGAGTATTGGTCTGGTACTGTTAAACCTAACTTCCAGCATCCTGATATTGGCCTGATGGCTGATGCCTTCTGCTACTTTGAAAGTAATGTCCATGCTCGCTTTTATAACCGCATCAATGAACTACTTGGATTGGCTACTGAAGAGTTCCATCAATCTTGGCAGTACGATCCTGTACTGGCTAGCCGTGTCGGGTACTTGGATGCTATTGCTGGTAGTCGTGATATTCCCCTTTCCTTGGCTGTCTTCTCAATGATGGAAGGCTGTATCCTGTACTCTAGTTTTGCTTTCCTGAAGCACTTCCAGAGTAACGGTAAGAACAAACTGAGTAACCTCGTTGCAGGTATTAACTTCTCCGTGCGGGATGAGAATATCCACCACGAAGCAGGTGCTTGGTTGTTCCGTACGTACATGGAAGAGAACAAGCTGGACAAAGGATGGATGAAAGAGCGTATTGAGCTGGCTGCTAAGGCACTGGTTGACCATGAGCATCGTATTGTTGATCTTTTGTTCTCTCATGGGGACATTGAAGGCATCAACGCTACAGCCATGAAAGCCTTCGTCAATGCACGGGCTAACATCTGCTTAGGCAATCTGGGCTTTGACAGTATCTTTGATGAAACTGGTGATACAATCTCTGAGTGGTTCTACATCGGTATCAGTACCTCTGTGATACACGATTTTTTCGCCAAGGTTGGCAATTCTTATAATCGTAAATGGAATGAAAAGGGCTTCGTATGGTAAGTACACCAGTGTTGGAAAATAAGTATGAATTCCTGAGTGCAGAGCGTAAGCGTCTGCAACAACAAGGACTGTTGCCTACATGGTATCAGACCGGAGGATGGGGACTGTTCAAGAGCAAATACATGGAGGGCTCAACGAGCTTCAAGAACCGTGTGGAACAGATCGCTGCTACGGCAGCTAAACATGCACCTAAGGATGGAGTAGATTGGTATGCGAAGTTCGTTGAAGTTATTTGGAACGGCTGGCTTAGTCCTTCAACGCCTACACTGGCTAACTTGGGCACTACTAAAGGGATGCCTGTCGCTTGTAGTGGTCAGTACATTGGTGATTCTGTTGCTGACTTTTATGGTGAACTACTTGATACTGCTGTGCTCACTAAGAATGGCTTTGGTACTAGCGGGTATCTGGGTGACATTCGACCACGGGGCTCACAGATCGCCACTGGTGGCACGGCTTCGGGAGTCTTACCAGTCTTTCAAACCTTCGTAGATGCTATGAAGCGAGTGACTCAAGGGGTTGCTCGTAGAGGAGCCTGGGCCGGTTATCTTCCTCTTGACCACCCTGACTTTAACGAGTTGGCTGACTGGGTGAAGAATAACCCTGATGATGCTAACGTAGGCTGGACAGTCAGTAAAGACTTCATGGAGTCATTGGACAGTGGCCATCCTGAAGCTATTGAGCGTTATCAGAAGGCGTTGAAGCTGAAGATGTTGACAGGTAAGGGTTACTTCTTGTTTACCGATAAGGTCGCTGAAGCCCGCCCTGATATGTACAAGGCCCATAACTTGGATGTTAAAGCCTCTAACCTGTGTACAGAGATCATGCTGCACAGTG